TGCCTTATTCAAAGCTGGACATGTGGGCGAAGTTCAGCGATTTCCAGGTGCGCATCCGTGACGCCATCGTGAAGCGTCAGGCGCTGGACCGCATCATGATCGGCTTCAACGGCCTGAAGCGTGAGAAAACCTCCAACCGCGTGCAGAACCCGCTGCTGCAGGATGTAAATATCGGCTGGCTGGAAAAAATCCGCCAGGAAAAACCGGCGCAGGTGCTCGGTCAGCACATCGGTGACGACGGCAAGGTGGTGTCGGACAAAATCACCGTGGGTAAAAGCGGCCTGTTCCGTAACCTGGACGCCGTGGTGATGGGCGCGGTGTCGGAAAAAATCGGCGTGCAGTATCAGGACGACACCGAACTGGTGGTGATCTGCGGACGCCAGCTGCTGGCTGATAAGTATTTCCCGCTGGTCAATCAGAGCCAGCCCAACACCGAAGCGCTGGCCGCTGATTTGATCATCAGCCAGAAGCGCATCGGCGGCCTGCAGGCGGTCCGTGCCCCCTACTTCCCGGCGAATGCGCTGCTGATCACCCGCCTGGATAACCTGTCTATCTACTGGCAGGAAGAGACGCGCCGCCGCTCCATCATCGACAATCCGAAGCGTGACCGCATCGAAAACCTTGAGTCGGTCAACGAGGCTTACGTGATCGAGGACTACGACTGCACCTGCCTGGTGGAAAACATCGAGCTGCTGGAGCAGGAGCCGGAAAAAGAGCCGGGCGAAATGAGCGAAGCGGAAATCGCCCGCATCGCCGCCGTGGCGGCCAGCGTGGTCAAGTCCATGAGCGGCGCAGGTGACTCAACCGCCGCCGGAGCCAACCCGAGCGCCGGAGCGTAACCCGTGACCAACCCTTTCCGCGCACATACGCGCTTTATTCAGGCACAGGAGGCCGCCCGGTCGGGCGGCAGTGGCCGCAGCACAAAGGGCTATGACCTGATGCTGCTGCAGCTGAACGAAGACCGCCGCCGCCTCAAGGGCATTCAGTCCAACGTTCGTAAGGCCGAAATCAAAGTGGAGGTGCTGCCAAAGTACGCCGCCTGGTCTGAGGGCGTGCTGAGCGCAGACGGCGCGCAGCAGGACGACGTGCTGATGTACGTGATGCTGTGGCGCGTTGACGCCGGTGACTATGCCGGTGCGCTCGCGATTGGCCGCCACGCACTGAAGCACGGCTGGGCGATGCCGCTGGGAAGCCGCACCACGGCGACGGTGCTGGCCGAAGAAATTGCCGATGCGGCGAAGGCCGCCATGCTGGCGAAGACGCCTTTTGATCCGGCCCTGCTGCTGGAGACGCTGGAAGTAGTGGACGCACAAGACATGCCCGATCAGTCGCGCGCCCGCCTGCACAAGTCCATCGGCTGGGTGCTGATGGAAAGCAGCCCGGCGTCCGCGCTGAACCATCTGAAGCGCGCCCTGCAGCTGGACGAGAAGTGCGGCGTTAAAAAAGACATTGAGCAGCTGGAGCGGAAAATCCGTAACGCCAGCTGATAACCGGACGTGCCCACGCGCGGGGCGGCACGGGGTGGCGACAGGCAGCGCCGCATCAAAACCCCGTCCACCGCCCACCTATTCAGGAGTAACAGAGCAATGGAATTTATCGCGCCACAGAAGGCGACGGCAGCGCCGGACATTATTCCCAACAACTCATTCTGGCCGGACGTTGATCTGGCGAAGTTTCGCAGCGTGATGCGCGTTGACGGCACCGTGACGCCGGAGCGTCTGCGTCAGGTAGTGCTGACCGCGATGGCGGAGGTTAACGCGGAGCTTTACCCGTGGCGTGAGCGGCAGGAGCTGGCCTGTCATAACGGCCTAGCTGACGTTCCGGCGGAGAAGCTGGCCGGTGTGAGCGTGCGGCTGCATCACTATGAAAATGCGGTGTGGTGCTGGACGCGCGCGGTGCTGAACGAGCGTTATCAGGACTTTGACGTCACCGCGACAGCGGTTAAGCGCGGCGAAGAACTGAGTGATGCCAGCGGCGATCTCTGGCGCGATGCGCGCTGGGCCATCAGCCGCGTGCAGGACATGCCGCACTGCACCGTGGAGCTTATCTGATGAAAGTGCGTGCGCAGCAGTATGACACGGTGGACGCACTCTGCTGGCGTCACTACGGGCGCACGCAGGGCATGACTGAACAGGTGCTGCAGGCAAATCCGGGGCTGGCGGAGCACGGCCCCCTGTTACCGCACGGGCTGGAGGTGGAGTTGCCGGACGTGACAGCGACGGCCACCGTGCAGGCCGTCCAGCTTTGGGACTGAATCATGTGGGAAAAAATCAGCACCTTTTTAACCTGGTGCATAGCGGTGGTAATGGCTTGGCTGGGCGGCATGGACCTGAAAGACATGTCCACCGCGGCCGGTGTGTTAATCGGCCTGCTGATGGCGCTTATCAGCTGGTACTACAAACACAAAACTTACCAGCTGCTGGCAAGCGGGCGTATTACGCGGAGGGAATATGAATCTGCAGACCGTTAAACGCTGCGCCGTGGGCGTGGTGCTGGCACTGGCCGCCACGATGCCCGGTTTTCAGCTGCTGCATACCTCCGCAGAGGGGCTGCGGCTGATTGCCGACTATGAAGGCTGCCGCCTGCAGCCGTACCAGTGCAGCGCGGGAAAGTGGACCGACGGGATCGGCAACACGTCCGGCGTTGTGCCGGGTAAGTCCATCACGGAACGGCAGGCGGCGGGGAATTTCATCACCAACGTGTTACGCACTGAGGCGGCACTGGCGCGCTGCGTGGCGGTTTCCATGCCGCAGCAGGTTTATGACGCGCTGGTGTCGCTGGCGTTCAACGTCGGCACCGGCAACGTGTGCGGCTCAACAATGGTGGAATTGCTGAAAAAGGGCCAGTGGCGCGAGGCGTGTTACCAGCTGCCGCGCTGGGTGTATGTGAAAGGCGTATTTAATCAGGGGCTGGATAACCGGCGCGGACGTGAACTGGCATGGTGCCTTAAGGGAGTCTGAGCACATGAAGAACATCATCGTGATGGTTCTTTTTTTTGTGGGGATTGTGTTGTGGCAGTCGTGGAACCTGCACAACGCCTATCAGAAGATTCACGCATATGAGGCAGTCATAGAAACGCAGGGAAAAAAGCTGAGCCAGAAAAACAGTCAGCTGATTGCCCTGAACATCCTGACGCAGACCAGCAGCCAGGCACAGACGCAGCTTTACGCCGCCGCCGAACGCAACGGCCAGCTGCTGCGCGACCGGCAGCGAAAGATTGAGGAACTGAAACGTGAAAATGAAGACCTTCGCCGCTGGAGCGATACCGCTTTGCCTGATCCTGTTGTCCGGCTGCGCCAGCGACCGGCCCTCGCAGGAGGTGAATCTTACCGTGAGTGGCTGTCCGAAAATCACCCGCTGCCAGCTGGACCCAGCAGCGCCGCGCACTAACGGCGACCTTCTGGCCCTGCTGGACGAAACGGAGGCCGCCTGGGCGGCGTGTGCCGGTAAGGTCGATACCATCATCAGCTGTCAGGAAAAAGACGATGAACAAGCCGCAGTCCTTACGCAGCGCCCTGAATAAGTCCGTTCAGTATGTGGCCGACAACCCGGACCGCCTGCACCTGTTCGTGGACAGCGGCCAGCTGGTCGCCACGTCCGCCGCGTCCCTGTCGTGGGAGTATCGCTACACGCTGAACGTGGTGATCACCGACTTTACCGGCGACCAGAACCTGCTGATGGCACCGGTGCTTTTGTGGCTGCGGGAAAACCAGCCTGACGCGCTGCAGAACAGCGAAGCGCGCGAAAGACTGTTTTCGTTTGAGGTCGATATTCTGGGGAATGACCGCTGCGACATCAGCATGGACCTGAAGCTGACCGAGCGCGTGGTAGCAACCACTGTGGACGGTAAAATCAGCATTGAGGCGGTGCCCGAGCCGGGCGCGCCGGAGGAAGTCTGGACGGTGAAACGTGGCTGAACTGCATGAAGTGGATGCCTGGCTGGCGGCGCTGCTGTCACAACTGGAGCCTGCCGCCCGGAAAAAGATGCTGCGCGAGGTGGCGCGCGATGTGCGCCGGATTCAGCAGGGAAACATCACCGCGCAGCGCTCGCCTGACGGCACCGCATGGGAGCCGCGCCGCGTCAGCGCCCGCAGCAAAAAGGGCCGCATCCGTCGCGGGATGTTCGCGAAGCTGAAAACGGCGAAGTACCTGAAGGCTCAGGCAGGCGCGGACGCTGCTGAGGTTGCCTTTATTCCGGGTGTGCAGAAGCTGGCCCGCGTCCATCACTACGGCCTGCGGGACCGGGTAAGCCGTCGCGGCCCGGTGGTGAAATATGCGGAACGTCCGCTGCTGGGCGTCAACGGCGATGTTGAAAGCACGGTGCGCGAAATCTTATTGAGCTGGCTCACAGAGTGAGCCAGCAAAACATTTAGCCAAAGATAAGAGCGTGCTGGATTGGGGATATATTCGGGCGTATTTCTTTCAGTGGTTTGCCTTCGGTGACATCGAGAATATGAGCAAA